GTTATGACATCTTCACCGACTACCTTGCCGCCACTGACCAACGCGCCAAGAATATGCAGCCGATGTGGTTCTTGGAAGAGTATGCTTCCGTAACAGACGGTGTGTACAGCTCCGAGGATGCCATGCGCATGTACCTGAATAAAATCTATGACTGCGATACGCTCAATAGCAAGGACAACGACGGTGGTTGCACGGTTGATGCCGAGGTGGACCCCAACCGGACGAGCGATGAAACATTCACTAACCCTTATGCTGGCTACGGCTCCGTTCTGTTTAATAACATCTATCTCCAGCAAGTAGTGTGGACTGACTCATCCGGTACGGAACTCTCCCTGCGTACCGTTGCCGCCGCCATGCGTAACGTTCAGGCGACCATTGACGGCGTCACCCTGCACCCGTTCTCACCCGAAGGAGCTACGCATTTCTTCATTGACAAACGGCTCAAAAAATGGCAGAAACTGGTTAGTTCTTACGACGGTGAACGGAAATACATCTCCTATACCGCCACCTCTGATGCTATTTACTTCTATGCCCTGCAAGGTCTTGGACTTACCGCCCTTCCGTCTTTCATCGAAAGACGTTGGCGTATTCGTGACGGCTATTTCCAAACCGGTGATTTCTTCAGCGGTGTAATTTCCGGGCGCGTATCTTCCAAATCAAACGCCACCATCCGGATTGTCGCTGCTAAAAACGGTTACTTCGGTGTCGGCAATGACGCTAGCGGCAACCTTTCCGAAAGCTGCTTCCTTGAAGCGGGCGAAGAATATGTATTCACCAACTTCTCACATGAGGAAGGCGCCTTGCTGTATATCTATCAGGCTGACCGCATGAAGCTGCTCGACCTGTCTGAAATCTCCCTGTCAAGTACGGTGAGCTTCTCCGCCATGCAACTTGTGGAAACCCTTATCTTGGGCTCTGACACCCATACAGAACAATCCATCGGTTCTTACGCACCGCTTACCTCGCTGAACTGCGGCGAAATGCCCTTCCTCGTATCACTCGATATCCGGAACACACAAATCGCTACGCTCGTTACCGACAAATGCCCACGTATCGCCCATATCAATGCGTCCGGTAGCAAACTGGAGAACATCACTCTTGCAGAGACTTCTCCGATTAATGACATCTCTCTTCCACCAACAATGACAAGCCTCCGTTTTGTCGGTCTTCCTGAACTGACCTATACCGGTCTTTCCGCCCCGTCCGGCCTGCAAATAGAATCCATGCCGAACGTCCAACGCCTGCGTCTTGAAACGTCGCCTCAACTTGACGCCATTCAGATGCTCCGTGACGTCCTCGCTTCACAAGCGGCATCCCGTAAACTTTCCATGCTCCGTATCTCGAACATGACCCTGAAGGCTGACGGCTCCGAGCTTCTTGCCATTCTCGAATATGGAGTTGCCGGAATGGATGAGGACGGCAACAGACAGGATAAACCGGTAGTCAACGGCACGTATGAACTGACAGTTATCCGTGAAACGGATGAAATCGAATCCCTTGAATCCGGTATTGACGGCCTTGTCATCCTTACCGTCATAGATGCCTACATCGACCTGATCAACTGGTTCAATAATGAGTCTTATGGCGGAGAACCGTACTACGATAACGTAACGCTGGACAACATCAATGAAGTCCTTGAATATTATAACGGCGAAACCTACGAGGAATATCTCGAACGGTTTGCTGAAGACAATATGGATATTAATGATTTAATTAACAAGTAACTATGACGAATGAACAAAGCGCAACGCTGCTTCGCTTGAATAAACAGGCACAAGTGGCAGCACTGAACGCCGTGGGCTTCTCGGATGTCACCGAGAATTCCCGCGCATCTGAATTTGGACAACGTATCAAGTGGGCCGCCGGTCTGCTTGATCTGCATCTTGCCTGTAATCGTATTTCGGATAACTCCAAGGCATACTTTACTGCTGCCGAATGGAACTCCCTTACGCTCGCTAATAAACAACTGTACATCAAACGTGGGCTTCGTATCCGTGCCCATGGACACTCCTTCGTAATCGCCGCCCAGGAGTGCTATAATGCCGATATGACTACTACCTTCTATTGGGGCGGTCAGGGTAAAGCCATAGACGGCCTGAACCCAAAAGGACTGGGTGCCATGTACGGCTGCTTCACGGGTGAGGAAGATACCGACCTGATTATCACCGGCCTGAAAGACCAAAACAATAGCGGTGTAATCGGTGCGCCGGCTGCCGAAGCCGCCCGTGCATACCGTGCCTACACTTTGGAAAGTGACGGTATCGAGGATGAATCCAACTGGTTCCTTCCTTCATCTGGCCAAATGCTTCTGATGTACCGCTACCGCGATAAAATCAATGAGATGATGCGTACCTTTTGGAGTAGTGACAGTATGCTGATGACTGATAAATACTACTGGTCATCAACAATTTGGGATACTAACTCCGCCTGGGCGTTCGAACTGAATACCGGGCGTATTACGAATCAAAACAAAAATTCAGCCCTTCTTCATGTGAGAGCTGTTGCTTCCGAATAGTATTAACTTAATATTATACAATAAAATGGATAAAAATATCGCCAACGCCATGCTTCTGCGCTTGAATAAACAAGACCAGATAGAAGCCTTAAAATCAATAGGTTTTACAACCGTGAATGAAAACACCCCCGCAAGCGACATCGCCAAATATATGCAATGGTCAGGTACGCTTCTTGACCTTTCTTTGGCTACGCTCCGGATTGAAGACGGTGAACAAGTCTTTTTCACGGCTTCCGAATGGAACTCCATGAGCGCGAATAATCGCTCCAAGTATATCCGTATCGGCATCCGACTTCGCGCCGAATGCCACCAGTTCATTATCGCCAAAAGCGCCTGCGTTGACGCAGGCGGCAATAAAACGTTCAAATGGGGTGGCTACGGTACCGACCTACGCGGCCTGAAAAACTACGGCAGTGGTAACCAAGGACTCTATGATACCTTTGACGGCAAGGAAAATACCGATGTTATAATAGAAACCCTTGCAGGCGTCAAGGACACCCAGGGAACTGTCGGCGCCCCTGCCGCCGAAGTTGCCAGAGCCTATAAAGCCTGTACGCTTGAATCTGACGGAATTGAAGATACAACCGTGTGGAACCTGCCCGCATTGGGTGAACTTATGCTTATGGCCAAGTATAAAACCGAAATCAATGAGCTCATAACTTCTATGTTTGGCAGTCAAAATATATTTACAAACGACTGGTATTGGTCTAGTACCGAATATGACGCTTCCAGCAGTTGGTACGTGAACTTCAGCGGCGGCAACGTCAACGCGTACAGCCGCCAGGACGCGTACCGGGTTCGTCCCCTCGCCGCAACAGGTAATATAATCTATGACATACTTCTTAGCAGTATTTTCGAAGCATCCGAAGATTGTGCCAGGCAGAAAAGAACGAGTACGGATTGTGTTGAGTTCTATAATGATTATCAGTCTGCATTGGTGCGGCTATGGTATTCTATTATTTACGGTGAATATGTACCGGACTTTTCAAAAGTATTCATACGGACTTACCCGGTATATCGGGAGGTTTTTGCCGCCGCTTTCATTGATCGTGTTGTCCATCACTGGATCGCTCTTCGTATCGAGCCGATTTTAGAGGAACGTTTTCGGGAACAAGGGAACGTCTCGAAGAACTGCCGGAAAGGTGAGGGATGTCTGTCTGCCGTGCACTATCTGAATAACATGATAGTCGAGGTCAGTGAGAATTATACTGCCGATGCGTACATTTTCAAAGATGACCTGTTCAGTTTCTTCATGTCTATCTCGAAATCGTTGGTATGGGAAATGCTGAACATATTCGTAAGGGACAATTATAAAGGCGATGATATTGAATGTCTGCTTTATCTTCTAGCCGTTACTATCTTTCATTGTCCACAAAATAAGTGTATCAGACGCTCTCCCGTCTCCATGTGGGACAAACTTCCCAGTAATAAGAGTCTGTTTCATAATGATCCTGACAGGGGAGTGGCTATCGGGAACTTGCCGTCGCAACTCATAGCTAACTTCTTGGCGTCTGTTTTCGATTATTATGTAATGGTGATATTAGGATTCAGGCATTATGTACGCTTTGTTGATGACTTTTGTATCGTGGTGAAATCTCCGGAAGAAATATTGTCCAAAGTCCATCTTCTTGATGGCTTCCTGAAAGAACAACTCCTTTTACGGTTGCATCCGAAGAAACTGTATCTTCAGCATTATAAAAAAGGAGTCTTGTTTGTAGGGGCGTTCATTTTGCCGGGTAGAATTTATGTATCTAACAGGGTGGTTGGTAACACATATAACGCTGTCCGGAAATTTAATAAAATAGCTGAAAATGGATTTGCAGAAGCGTATGTTGAGAAGTTTGTGAGTACGATGAACTCTTATTATGGCCTGATGAAACACTTTGCAACGTACAATATCCGCCGTAAAATTGCAGCGATGTTACTTCCTGAATGGTGGGAATATGTTTATATCGAAGGACATTTTGAAAAGTTTGTATTGAAGAATAAATATAACCATAGAAAACAACTAATTAAACATATCAAAAAACATGGATCAAAAAAATATCTTACCGCGTGGGATTGCTAAGCCTATCGAGCAACAGCCGGACGGAACCTGGATTGTGCGTCATCACTTCCGGGTGGTTGGTACCAGTGAGAATGGTGAAGAACTGGTAACTTTTGCCAGTTCAGAATATCCTGAGAAACCTACCTTGCAACAGATTCAAAGAAGTATTGACCGTTATCGGGTGTGTCTAACAATGTATGGAGATACGATTTCAGACGAAATAGAAAAGGTTGATCTTTCCGTGTATATGTTTACGGATTAATAGTTCAATCTGTTGGTTGTTTTAGGGGTGCTTTTCAAGCATCCCTTTTTTATTTATGGAAAAAGTGAAAATTATAATGTCTTGTTTTATAGATATTTATCATAGAATTGATTCCCAAGATTTTCCATTTTTGTAAAACTCGTTATTATACTCAATACATTTGTTCCATACAGAATATTTTATTAATAATTAAACGCTATGAGTATGGGTATAAAAGTATTGTATGATTGGATTTTGCAATCTAACCGACCGGCACACGTCAAAGCCGGGATGTTCGTCTTTGTTGTAATGCTTGTTTTCTGTTTCCTTCTATTAGGCATTGATTTCTGTAAATCTGCTATTGTTTCTTTAACGACAACCGCCATTGCCGCAATAGTGGTTGAGTACATTCAGAAAAAGTGCGGGTTCATCTTTGATTGGCTTGACGCATTAGCTACTGTTTTGCTTCCTGGGCTGATTACTGTGTTTTCAATATTGGTAGTAACTTTATGATTAATATTATGAGATGGTTATATGAGCTATTTAATGTAGACCAGATACGAATTATTTTCGTTTCGATGTTCAGTTCTCTTCTTGCTTATTTAACGCCGACTAAAGGTTTTCTTATAGCATTAGTTGTAATGTTTGGATTTAATATTTGGTGCGGAATGAGGGCTGATGGTGTTTCAATTATACGTTGTAAAAACTTTAAGTGGGATAAGTTTAAAAATGCCTTGGTTGAACTTCTTCTCTATCTTATAATCATTGAGGTAGTCTTCTCCTTTATGAGCTTGATAGGAGACGGTGAGAACTCATTGTTAGTTATTAAGACTATTACGTATGTATTTTCTTATGTATATCTTCAGAACGCATTTAAGAATCTGATTATTGCTTATCCTAGAAACAAAGGGTTTCGTATAATTTATCATGTAATACGTTTTGAATTTAAGCGGGCTACGCCTACGCACGTACAAGGAATTATTGATAGAATCGAAAACGAACTAGATAAAGAGGAAAGATATGAAAATATTGATTGATAACGGTCACGGTAGTAATACTTCGGGTAAGTGTTCTCCAGATGGCAGGTTAAGGGAATACTCTTATACCCGTGAAATTGCTGGGCGTGTAGTATTTGAATTGCGTAAATTAGGTATTGATGCGGAACTGGTCGTGAAAGAGGAAATAGATGTTCCTTTGTCAGAACGTTGTAGGCGAGTGAATGAATATAAGACTTCTGAAGCAATTCTTATTTCTATCCATTGCAATGCAGCCGGTAATGGTTCAAATTGGATGCAAGCACGTGGTTGGGAAGCATGGACCAGTGTGGGGCAGACAAAAGCCGATAAGCTGGCTGATTATCTGTATGGGGCTGCTGAAGAATGCTTGTCTGGAATGAAGATACGGAAAGATATGGCAGATGGCGATCCTGATAAGGAGAGTAGTTTTTATATCTTGAAGCATACGAAGTGTCCGGCTGTTCTGACAGAAAATTTGTTTCAGGATAACAGGGAAGATGTGGATTTCCTGCTGTCAGAGGAGGGGAAACGGACTATTGTTTCTCTTCATGTGAAAGGCATTTGTAAATATCTAGGCATATGAAGTCGCTTCCGTGGATATTAGTCTGTCTATTGTTGGGTATGATCGTGTGGATGCGTTGTAATCCGCACGATCCGTCAACGGTGTACATTAAGGGAGATACTGTACATATTCGGGACACATTAAGGGACACAATACTCCAACCGGTAAAAGAAACTCTGAAACGTATCGATACGGTATATTTACCGATCCTGATAGATATTACCACCGACAGAACCGTAGAAGGAGATTCTATTCCGGTACTTGTACCGATTACAAGTAAAGAGTATAAGACCGATGATTACCGGGCGGTAGTCAGTGGATATAAGCCCAGTCTTGATTCCATGGAAATATACAGAGACAAGGGATTTATTACTCTTACTCCTTTACAGGTTCTTCGTCAAATTTGGTGGTACTTCTTCTATTGTGAATAAATAATCTTCGCTCTCAGTAGTTTAACTCCTGC